ATGGCACTTGATATCACTCTTAACAAACAAAAGATACTAGAACAAGAAAGAGAATTAAGAACACTTATACAGTATACCTACGGACAATCTGTTTACAATGAAATGATTGAATTAAGGCGTAAACTAAGAAGACAAAGAGAAGAAGCAATCTACAAAAAGAGAGAGATGAAAAAGCAATTCTTAGAGTTCTTTCTCGTATTAGTTCTTATCATATTGGTGGCCGGTTCAATAATAGGTTTAGCATATTTGGTAACAACAAGATGAGAAGAGGCAAAGAAAAAGATATCAAAGAATACATTACAATACGCATAACACAACTTGAAGAAGATGCGTATAAGTGTAAAGTACCACACGATAGACAATGGTACAATCGTCTAATACAAGAGATGAGGTGGGCTATTAGTCCTCACCATAACTGTTTTATAAAGACAGACGAAAAGAAAGACTAGTCGGAAAAATCTCTCGGAAAATCTTTAAGCGTCTGAATGTTTACTTTTCTCTAAATAAATCCATGGACATTACACATGGCCTCCTATTATTTGTAATAGGAGGTTTTTTTACAGTTCTATTTTTTGCGTTATTGTTTTATATAGAACAACCTAAGAAAAAAGAAAAGCCACCAAATATTGATATGTGGTGGCTTCATTAGTTTTAATTAAGCACCATGACCGTAGGTGTCATAGTCCCAATCTTCTTCTTCTTTTTTTGGATTTGATAGATATTCATTTTCTTCAGTAGTATATGGCCACATTAAACTATACCTCTTTGTTGTGACGGAAACTTGCCGTCAATTTGGTAACATCTATAGGCGTATTGCCAGTCATTTTTATACTCGGCCTTGCAGAATTGTCGAAGACCAATATCAACGAAATCATCATTGCTACGAAACAGATTTTTAAAGATTCCAAGTAAGAAACGCATTATGCCGCCTCCTTTTTGTCATTGATTTCTGATAGCATTAATGCTTTTGCTTCATTGTGATACCCCATATTGGCAAGTTGAGATGCCGCTCTAGCAGTACCTACTTTTTCAAATAGTTTGATTAATTTGTGTAACATGTTTTACTCCTTAAATTTACACACAACTTTCCTCAAGACGCAACTTAGCCGTCTTGATTTTTTTGTAACAGGTTATGGAAGTTTGTCAGCGATGCTGACATAGTTATTTATAAGAGATGTCTCTCCTGATATATTACAGTTTTATTAAAAATAAAAAAAAGTTGCTAAATAATTTCGTCTAGGGAAGTTAACTAGACTTAACTATCATGTTAAAAGAGGAAAAGATGAAAAAATTAATTTTAACTTTATTATTAGCAGTGAGTGTCACAACGGTGGCACATGCAAGAGACCAAATCTCAGTTGTAGGTTCATCTACAGTTTACCCTTTCACAACAACAGTAGCAGAAGCATTTGGACAAACTAAAAAGTTCAAAACACCAGTTGTCGAATCCACAGGCACAGGCGGTGGTATGAAACTGTTTTGTAAAGGCGTAGGTACACATACACCTGATATTACAAATGCAAGTAGAGCAATCAAAGCAAAAGAAAAAAAGATGTGTGAAGAAAACGGTGTCAATATTGAAGAGTATCAAATCGGTTATGATGGCATTGTAGTTGCAAACTATGTTAAAGGTAAACCATTTGAGTTTACAGATGCAGATATCTTTAATGCAGTTGCAGAAAAAGTTTACATTGACGGAAAATGGGTAGATAATCCATACACACATTGGAACCAAATCAACCCTAAATTTCCTAATCAAGAAATTCGTTTCATGTTACCACCACCAACTAGTGGTACTAGAGATGCATTTGTTGAATTAATCATGCACAGATATTGTAAAAAAGAATTAGGTCTTCCTAAAAAAGGACCTGACGGTTACAAAGAAATGTGTAGTAGAATTCATGTTAGCCCAAGAATTGCTATCATGGGAGAAAACGACACTTTGATTGTACAAAAATTACAAGATGACGACCAGAGGTTTGGTATTTTTGGTTTCTCTTTCCTAGACCAAAACAGAGATACTATGAGAGGCAATTCAGTTAATGGTGTTAAACCAGAATTTGAAACTATTGCTGATGGTTCTTATACTGTATCAAGACCACTCTTCATTTACATCAAACTAAATCACATTGGTGTAATTCCAGGTATTGAAGAGTTTGTTAAAAAATACAAATCAAAAGGTATGATTTCAAGACTAGAAGACTTAGGTCTAATCACACAACAATAAACAATTAATGTTCCATACCTAAATATGGGTATGGAACATTTCAAACATGTAAAACTCGGCATAGATATTGACAAGTTAGGTAAAACTTATCTTGACTTTAGGAGTAAGTTAGGGTTTCGTACAGACGACAAAACGCTACGAGACTTTAACGCAATATGCATCAACCGTATTCCTGGAGACGAAAACTCAATTACAGGCGGTAATGTAAGAGGTCTTTACTGGACATATCCAGATACCACAAATGTAGAAGAACAAAGATTACCTTACATTGAAGAACACAAATATACTGAATTGTGTCCTGAATTTAAAGGCACATATGTAGAAGAAGTATATACTCATATCACAAACAGATTTAAATTAGGCAGAGTTAGATTTCTAATGAAACCACCAAGAAGTTGTTTATCTTGGCATAGAGACCCCGAACCTCGATTACATATTCCTATAATTACAAACAAAGGCAATATCATGGTGATTGAGAATGAGGCGTATCATATGCCGGCAGATGGTGATGGATATATAACTAGTAACGACAAATATCATAACTTCTTTAATGGCTCAGAAATAGATAGAGTTCATTTAGTAGCAACAGTATTAGAAACACCAGAAAAAACTTTATCACAGTTGTTACAAGAAGGATTTGAAGAAGAACAAAATGATTAAATTAACAGATAACGCAAAAGAGCATTTACACCAACTTTCTAAAGACAATGAAGGAAAGTTTATCAGACTTGAAGTCAAAGGTGGTGGTTGTGCTGGTTTTGGTTACGATTGGACTTTTGATACTGAACAAAGAAGAAGTGATGCTTTAGTTGATGATGTTTTACTAATAGATAGAATGTACGAATTGTATCTACTTAATATGGAGTTAGATTTTAAGAAAGACATATTTGGTAGTCAATTCGTATTTAATAATCCAAACGCCACATCATCATGTGGTTGTGGAACATCCTTTGCAATATAAAAAAGAGAGAGGTTCTGGCCTCTCTCTTTAAAAGGACTTATGGCCACCGAATTGGACTTACGCACTACGCCTTTTTATCTCCTTTCGCTAGTTGTTTTTGTGAGTATTAATCACTAACGCATTTTCTCCTCCTACATTTTCTCATCAAAGACCGACATTAGGTCAGGTCCATAAAATTTGGTGCGACCACCCGGACTCGAACCGGGAAGGCTATCGCCGACAGATTTTAAGTCTGTTGTGTTTACCAATTTCACCATGGTCGCATAATCAATATTGCCTCGCTCATATTCAATACGAGCATAGAAGTCATTTACTTCTTTTGATATTTCAGGTTGGTTCATTTGGCATTTCTCCATGACCATTTTTCCAGTTGTTGAAACCCAACCACAACTTTTTATGTTCAATACTTTCTCGACTAATTTCACGAAGTCGAGTTTGTTCATCACTACCTGCTGTCCATACTGAATGGTCATCAGAGTATTCAAAATACCAATCATGTGCTTTTAACATGATGTAGTACGATTTAAGTTCGGTTGTCATTTCAACTCCTTTGAATTGGCCTGCTCGGAGGGATTCGAACCCCCGACCCACGGCTTAGAAGGCCGTTGCTCTATCCAGCTGAGCTACGAGCAGATACTTTATAAACATTAAAAGAGGTCGCACATTTAGAGTTGCCTTTTTTAATGGTGTTTAATTTGATTTTAATTTTTCGAATTGTTTTACTGTATTGTTCGAATTGAACGAGGTATTGAAGTGGAATATCCTGCCAACGATAACAGTTGGCAAGGTACTCGGTAGTAAGCTTAAGAGCAAAACGGCTGCTCATCTCTTATCTCCTTAAAATGTCTTCTTAAATCCTAGAGTGAATGTTCGGCCATTTTGGTTATAGCCATCTGGTCTTTCGTAATCTTCATTTGTTATATTACTTAGCTTGCCGTAGAATGTCAAGCCTCCTTTTTCAAATTCTGTAAATAAATCTGCTGTTGTTACACTAGGCATATCTACAGTATTAAAAGTTTGATAGTCAATGTCACGGTGTTCACCATAGTAGTTTACTTGTAGAGAGACTACATTGTAACTTGCAGTTAGATTATGCATCCACTTTGGCCTTCTCAAAAGTTCGTGACCATTGCCATCTTCAGCAATAGTAAATGTCGAATTGTTTGTTAATGTAACAGGTCCTATTTCGTATGTCAAGCCTAATTCTACACCTTTTCGAATACTTTTTTTCGTGTCGTTTATATAGGTGTTTCCTTGATACTTCAAAAGATTATCAATCTCAGTATGAAAGTAAACCACATCTAATAGATTATTTTTATAACCTATTTCCCACGATTTAGTTTCTTCAGGTACTAAATCTTTATTGCCTAAAAATCCGTAGTTATCAACACCAAACATTTCATAAACAGTTGGTGATTTATAACCTGTTGAGTAACTTAATCTCACACCATTATTCTCACCACTAATTCTATAAGTTAGTTGGTCGTCAAATGTGTTAGGTGTATCATATCTAAAACCTATATGAGTTTGTACACCATTATCATGGGTCTCATCAAGATTAAAAAAGTAACCGTTATTGTGTCTATCTTTATCAACACTAGAAATATAACCTAATATTGCAGTATCAAATTTTACATTGTTATATTCATGTTCAGTTCCTAAAGTATAAGATTTATTATCTTTATGAAAAGTATGTTTACCTAAAAATGTATTAGATTTATTTTTGTAATCATCTATTGTACCGTTATCGTTATATACTCTATGATGATTTGCATTATTAAAAGTTAATTCTGTATCTCTAGTTTTATATGAAATATAATTGTTATCAAATTGCCAATCTGCTGTGTAATTTAATTTATCATTTCGACCATCTAAATCAGATTTGTTGTGTGTTCGTAACTTTTTAAAATTAAATGGTCCGTTTGAAATTTGTAAATGATAGTTTGTATTATCGTAACCATCTTTTTCATCACCATCAGCTACAGAAATACCATCACTAGATTTTTTTTGAATTGATAAATCATAGATAGTGCCATTAATCCACTCGCCATATTTTAGTGTGGTATATTTTGTATTGTTACTACCATATGATACATCAATTGACTTTTCATCTGTTGGATAAGTTACCATATTAATAACACCACCGATAGCATTAGCACCATACTCACTACTCATAGGTCCTTTTACAACCTCAACTTTATCAACACCTAAAAAACTATGTTGACTAATATCATCTGTACCTAACGGCGTTGAATTATCTTTTATACCAATGCCGTTGTAAGTGATTAAAGTATGATTTGAATTTGTTCCTCTTGTAAATAGAGAAGTCATCTGTCCATCAGGACCAGATTGTACCATGTTGATAGACGATACTGAGCCTAAATTGTCAGGTTCAATTACTTCATAAGAATATGTCTTGTAAGATAAATCGTTAGAATTTCGCAAGGCGTATATTGTGATTTCTAAAGGTTCCGATTTAACAGGAAGTGATAGAATAGACCAAAGTAAAACTAGTACAACAATCCGTAAACTATACACCATAACTCAAGGCCGACCATGTACAAAAGATACGCCAGTACAGGTGAAGCCATTATAAACATTAAAAATTTTGTATTAATCATAAGAGGTATATATAACAGATTTTTATACAAATGGCAATGGTCGGAGTGGTAGGATTCGAACCTACGACCCTCTGGTCCCAAACCAGATGCGCTACCAGGCTGCGCTACACTCCGTTAATGATTATCGTACTAGTGTAACATAGTCACCGAAGTGTTTTTCAAATGTCTTTACAAGATGTTCGTAATCAGACAATTTCATTTCTTCAATGATACCATCAATGGCTAACTTAGAATAACCAAGCTGTTTGCCTAGATTTGTAGCATGTCCCATTAAAGCAAAAGCATTGCCATCAGGACCTTTTAAATCAAGATAATTTTTGTTAACCGCCTCGTAAGAGGGATAACCTTTTTCAAATACAGGACTTTCCATTATATTTTCTCCCAACCAACCATGGCACAAAGCCATTTTTCACCATTGACAACAACATAGTCACCACAACTTGTAGAACGGTGACCCCATTCAACACCATCTTTAACAGTAAGAGGTTTTACAAGTTCGACTTCTTCAGAATAGTCCATGTTTTTGTGTTCTACACCATCATGTGTAAAAGTAGGACCTTTAGACCAAGAACCGTCAATGTTATTAGTCTTACGAAAGACAACTTCAAGAGCCTCTTTAACAGGCATGTTGTCCGCTAGATTTACATTTGCAACATGAGTTGCCTCTTGTTCAAACGCTTTATGATATACTTGATATTGCATAGTGTAGTCTCCTCAATTAAGACAGGTACAAAGGACCTGTCCAGTTCATGTAAAAACCATTTTCATCAAAAACATTTCCACGAGCTTTGTTCAAAGCAGGTGCAGCCCAACCAGCAGGCTTTAAAATGTCACCAACTTTAAAACCTTTTGCTTCAGTTTTAGCAGTTAGTTTTTTGATTATGAAACAGTGAACAGAATTGTCACGAATTACTTTGATGTAATTCATTCCTTCTTTAACTGAACACTTGTCAGTGAATTCATCAAGAGTTTTCTGAAAATAATCAGAACGCTCTGCTTTACCGGCCTTGTCGGTGCAAGCGCCAGTCCATTTTGCATAATCAAGCTTAGAAGCTTCGATTACATTATTCACACCTTCTTCAAGCGAGGTGGCAACTTTTTCACATTTAACAGTCATAGTGATGTCCTTTCTTTAACTTACTTAATCATTATACCACATGGAATACCAATGGCAAGCACTTTTTTCACTTTTTTTTAATTTTTTTCAGAGATTGCAACAACAGCACCAGTACCAAATAGTACAAGACCAATAGTTGCATACATAATCATCTCACCGATAGTATTTGCATTTTCCATACAAGCACCATCACAATCTCCGGCAGAACCGGCCATCATAATAATACCAGTAATAAACAAAATAGACGAAATAATAGTTTTCATAGTGTTTTCCTTTCTGTTTTTCATCTTACTTGTACAATATACCACACTTTCCAAGCGTTGGCAACAGCTTTTTTCACTTTTTTTCGCTTTTTTTTCGAAAAAAACGCAGTAAAATCAACACTTTTTTGACTTTTTTGTTCTAGTTTTGTTCTAATCACTGTTTTTACTGCTTTTTGAGCGACCTAAATAGTAAAAACAAAGGATTTTTATGGCAAAAATGAGATTATTTAAGTTTTGGAACGCAGATGGCGTAGAAAAAGAGAAAGAAGCACTAAGTTTAAAAAAAGCAATCATGTCCGTACAATCGGATTTTAAAGATAACTCAATCAGTGTTGAATATATCAGTAAAAAAGGCAAAGAAATGTGTCACAGTGTTTTGATACCAATTGGTAGAAAGATAAAACAAGCAATGTTGCAAGAAAAAAGAAGAGAGGCGTTAAAAGCTAAACATGCCAAAGGTTAGTAGAAAAGGTGATAGTCTATCAACAGGTCATATTTGTACTAGTACAACTACTTTAGCTACACCAGGTCAAAGTACAGTTTTTGCAGAGGGTGAATTAGTTGCTAGAAAGACTGACCCTACAGTAGCACATCCATTTCCACCTAATCCACCTTGTGCTAATCATACAGCAAATGTTAATGCCGGTTCAGGCACAGTCTTTGTTGTAGGTAAAGCTTGTGCTAGAGTTGAAGATAGTGCAGACGCAGGTAAGATGACAAGTGGTGCAGGCACCGTATTTGCTGGCGGATAGTTCATAAAAAGTTTATAAATATTGTTACTATGGCAGTTTATGACGCATCAGCAAATAATAAGAGTAACAGAAACAGTAGGCGATACAGAGATATCGACCTAGATTTTGGTCGTAACTCTACAACAAATGATATTGTAAAAATAGAAGATGTTAATGCTGTAAAGAGAAGTGTTAAAAATTTAGTGCAAACTAATTTTTACGAAAGACCTTTTCATCCAGAATTAGGTTGTGGTGTGAGAGAGTTATTATTTGAAAATTTTACACCAATGACCGGTATCTTTTTAAGAAGAAAGA